AGAACACTATAAGAACTACCATAAAATACTAATACTACTACTATTTTATATAGCTAAGGGCAGAAAAACCACTCTTAACCACGCTCTGAAGCTGTCCATACTGTCCGGGACAATATGGGACAATATGGGACAATATGAGTTTCGGCAAAACTTCCACTAATACTAGACTGGCTTGTATTAGTTTCAAGCTGCGCACCCTTTTTGGGACAGAATGAAATGCCATGCTCATTTTTGCCACCCGCTGACGCGTACGAAAACCTTCTTTTTTCGCTTGCCTGTAGTCACAAACTCGACGCGAAAACCGAGCTTGACCGCCGCCGCTTCGAGGTCACCCGCTGTTAGTGATCGACACATCCGTAAAGCGTCTCGACTGTTGACCGGACCACGGGCCGCTAGATCGCTCAAAACCTTCGCTGCGAGCGTCAGAGACTTGTCAACCATATTCTGCTCGACTAAGTCGCAAGCGATGCGAGAGAGCCAATTAGAGAGTTTTACGCCCCATTGGATATCTTGCATTTCAATCGCAACTACCGGACTGATCTCTGTAGGCGATGCCATGCGACTACATCGATGCACCAACGCCAGCATTAGGCTCCTAGCGGCCGTGCGCCCCCACATTGCCGACCGTTGTGAAGACTCGCTTTCCATCTTTTCGTCAATTGCGAAACTGTGCTGCTCCCATCGTTCGCAAGCCTCGGCCGTAATCCCAAATTGGATCGCTTGCGGATTCATCGAAGCGATGTTTCCCACCGAGGTTGTAAGGCTCGCCCACTTCGCCACAAGGTCGCTAAGTTCGCCTGGTACCTTCGGCGTTTTGTAGTTTCGCTTCCGCTTTGGTCGTTCTTGCACCGGCCAAAACGAGATGCGATTAAGCAACCCGTCGCTAACGTGATCGGCTGACAGCCCCTCAAATATGGTTGATCCAGTCGATAGCCCAAGTATGCAGAGATGCGGCTGATCGATCTCGTTTTTCGCCCCTGCTGCGTGAGCGGCTCCGAGAAACTTACCGGCTGACTCTCCGTAGAGGCTTAGTAAATGCTTACCGATGTTTTTAAGATGCTGCGAACCTTTCTTATCGAGAATACCCTGTAGGACCTTGCCGAACTCGTCCCCGATCCACAAGCAAACCGGCTGCGACTTAATCGCGGTTATCAATCCGTTTCCCGATTGAACATCTGCCGCCAGTAGGAGGTGCCCGCATCCCGACGCGTCGAATATCTTGGTGATAGCCGACTTGCAAGCCTCTTTGCCGGATGCCGTTTGAGCGATGATTAGGTTGTAGTCGTTCGTCCGTAGGTCTGTGTGTGTTGCTACCTTTTGACCTAGCAAAACCTCCATTGTCGATATAGCCACCGATAGCCCCATAATCGGGCTTGGTCTGATCGCCAAGTCAAAGTAGTAGTCGTAAACCATGCGAATCAGCCCAGACTCAGGCAACATTGCCAAGCAAAACTCTTCGTCTCCGTCATCGTCTTCGCTGGCAAGTTCCGCTGCCTTCGTCGGCCAAAGCAATTCGGCAATCCGTCCGCCCTCTTCGGCTCCGTCTATGGCAATCATGCCCGGCAGTTTCGCGTCTCTTGGCGTGCCCTTCGTGCGTGCATTTTCGACCGCCTTGATGACCTCAGCGTCATCCATAGGAGGCGAACACCTAGCCGCCCAACCTCGCACCGCGTCTAGTACGATCTCTTCGCTGGGTCGCTGACCGTTATCGCCTACCATAGCCCACAAGTGCCCAGCAAGCCTAAAGGCTGCGTTGTTTCGATCCCCTTGCGGTGCCGCCTGTGCATTCTGTGCGTAGGCTTGGATACGCTCTTCGAGTTGTGTTTCGCATCGAATGGAAGCGACGTTAAGCACCCGCTGCGGCTCAGGCCTGTGAAGGTAATCGCCTAGGAAAATCTCTAGTTCCGCTTGGCATTCTTGCGGCTCGTCGTATCCGTCCAAAACATGCCCTGTCATTACCCAGAACCGCCCATGCTCGTAGCACTCGACACCTTGCCGACTACATACCGACCAATCCGGCTTTTTACCTCGAACGATGAAGTGCAAACCGCGTCCACTTTGCGAAACTTCGCAGTATGCTTTGCCTTCGAATAGCCCAAGGCAATACGATGCCACCTCGTTGTATTCGCCGAATTCGTCGATGCAATTATCGAGGTCGATGCCCACAAATGGATCGTCGGAAGCGAATACATAGGCGATTCGCTCATTGCTTTTCACCTCGTCGTAGTCAAACCACGTCTTAGGCTGATTGCTAGGTGAGTTTGGGATCTTCTTCCCGTCCGCTGTAAGCGTCCAGGTGATCCACTGCCTACGCTCTGTTAAACACTTAGGAAACATTTTTGGCAACCTCGTTATCTTTTCTAGTTGGGCCTACAGTGATCTTCCAATACCGTCCATCTCGCTCTGCGTTAATAACGCTCGGCGTTCCAAGCTCTCCGCTCTTAGCAATCGCTAATGCTTCGTCAGTCGTTTGCGGAAATGGTAGGCTTGTCCTTTTAGCCCACCATCGCCTAGCCTGTTCAACCGCAAACGGCTTTTCAGACTCGAATGCAACAAACTCCATCGGCGAATCATCCGGCAGCCTAGTCTTTTCTCCGCTTTGCACGATATACAAGACGGTCATACTTGCGGGCTTGTCTTTTGCCTTGCTCTTGCCGTAAACGATATGCCGCACGTTGTACACTCTAGGCTTTCCGTCTGAGATAATCGACACCTCACGCTCCGCTGTGTCGTTGTGTCTGAATACAACTGGAAAGCGATAGCCGCATTCGCAATGAGTCTCGGATGGAGGCGAATAGACTTCACAAGCCGGACACATTTTTCCGGACTGCTTTTCCTCATCCTCTTCGCTTTCGTCCTGTTCTTTCGGCTCGGTTTCCTTCGGTGCTTTTGGTCGTCCTCGCACCCGGTCAATTGCTCCGTGTCGTCGGATGTTTTCGCCGAAGTCTAGCACCAGGCAATCCGTCTTGGATTCGTGCGTACGGAGTCCACGCCCCACGATCTGCACATATAGACCAGGGGAAGCGGTCGCCCTCAGTATCGCAATAGCATCAACAACCGGAGCATCAAACCCGGTCGTAAGAACATCGACGTTCACAAGGTACTTGAGTTGCAATGATCGAAAACGCTCCGCTACGCTTCGCCTGTGCCAACTACTGCTTTCGCCGGTAATCAAATCGACGCAAAGTCCTACCTTTTGATAGATCATATTTGCAACCGTCTTGGCGTGCATCACCGAGGTGCAAAATACCATCACGCTATGCCTGTTGGCTGTCTTTTGCAGGATCTCGTTAACCGCCGCTTCAATCTCTGGCTCGTTGCCGAATAACTGCTCGACTTCCGCTTGGATAAACTCACCGCCTCTTTTGTGCAAGTCGCTTGTATCGACCGAAGCATCCGCATCCGTATTGACGATGGGACATAGGTAGCCATCTTTGATGAGTTGCGGTACGGTTGCCTTTTCGATGATGTCGGTAAACAACTTTTCGACGCCGTAAATCTTCCCGCTTTCCGTTCGGTAGGGAGTTGCGGTCAAACCCACGACGCGATGCGAATAACCTAGCGATGCAATGTCTGTAAGCAACTTGCCGTACATGCTGTTCGCGTTGTCGCTGCACAAGTGGCACTCGTCAATGACGATGAGATTACGCCGCCCTAATAGATTGGCGTGCTTATAGATACTTTGGATGCCACCAACAACAACATCCTGCGAGCATTCTCGCTGCTTTAGTGCCGCCGAGAATAGCCCTACTTCAATTCCAGGTAGTAAGGCTCGGATCTTCTCAGCATTCTGCTCGATCAATTCTTTGCGATGCTGCAAGACTAGCACACGTCCGCCGAAGTCCTGTACCGCGATTCGTGCTAGCTCCGCGATGACAATCGATTTACCGGCTCCAGTCGGCAAGCAAATAACCGGATTGCCTTGAAAGTCTTTTAGGTACTGATACGCCGCATCGACTGACAAGCGTTGATAATCGCGGAGTTGCATTTTTATCACAACGGTTAGAGATTTTAGAAGAACGCCCCGCCCCTTTCGGGGCGAAGCGTCGGAGGTTGATGCGGTAGTTAGGTGAGACACCGGCACTTACCG